GGTGCTCGCGGCGCTGCTGTTAGTTTAGGAATTCATGGTAAAGCAAAAGGCGCAATAGGTGCCTGGTTGACTATAGCCGAGTGGAAGCGTGATATCGATTTGAATTGGAATAGAATTGATGTTCAAACCACTAAAGTTGATGGCGAAACAATCAAAGCCGACACTTACTACAGTTTGGTTAATGGTCAATTTGTAGAGGCATAATATATTTTTTGAGCAAAAATTATAACTAAATGTTATCAAAATTATGGCTAAGCGAAAAATGGATTTGTCAACATTACCACTATACATCATAAAGAAAAATTCAAAATGGTACCTAAACACCAGAAATGGAGAATGGATCGCCTCAGATAAAATAACACAACATTTACCAATGTCAGCGCCCAAAGCTGAAGCCATCATGGCCAAAAGATGGGATTTAAATTATTAACTGCCGAGAGGCCAAAATAAAAATAATATGTCAGAAAGAACACTATCAGGATCTGTAGCATTAACCAAACTTACTCATGTCATCATGGATAAGAAAGGAAAAGATGGTCAAATGGTTAAATGCATCGTCATCCCAATAGAAGCCAACGGCCTTGAAACAAAGGACAAAGCTGTATATCTGGGGATTCGCGCTACTGTCAAAGATGAAACAGATCAGTACGGACAAAACGGATTTATCTCAAAAACAGTAAAAAGAGATAAAAAATGGAGTGAAATGTCTGATACCGAGAAAGAAGCTGAAAAGGCCTTGACTCCAATCCTAGGTAATCTAAAAGACTTCGCGATATCAGGTAATAATGATGCCGCAGGAGCAGCCGCTCCAGGTGTTGTCGCTGAGGATGATGACTTGCCTTTCTAGGTATCCTTTGCCAAACGCCCTGCTAGTTTCGATTAGCGGGGTTTTTAGGTGCCAGCCTAAACAATCTGGCTTCAAATAATGGGACAATTACAAACAACAACAACATTTAATGGGCAAGAGTTTTCGGCTCTACCAATCCCGGGTAAAAGGAACGAGGGATTAAATCCAGCTCGTACGCTTTACATCAGCACGGAAAGAAACAAAATCGTGATACTAGGCGAATCAGGAGACGTTTTGACATCAATATCCTCAGCTGATGGTTCAGAGCTTAATGTTGAAAACCTTTAACTGGTTATTCCCACTTTTTCGCCCTGCCTGGTCCGCCAGTCGGGGCTTTGCAAGTACCAGGCAATAGTGCCATAACACAACACCTCCGGATAAAGCGGTTTTTTAGTCTACGCGACCTGAGGGGAAAAACTTTAAACCATAGCATTATTATATGAAACAAAATTATCTCCATACCGAAGGTGGTGGTGCAACAAATGTAAAAACCATTAAACTTAATCCTGATGATGTTGAGTTTTTAGTAATAGATGAATTTGCAGGATTTGGAGGAACAACAAAGGCTTTTGCGTTATCAAAAGCAAAATCACTTGTTATTGCAGCGATAAATCATGATGAGAAAGCAATTACATCACACTGGTTAAACCACCCAGAGGTGGAACATTATAATGAGGATATAACTTTAATGTACGGTAAGGTGATTAATGGGATTCTCTTCAAGTCGCCGGAAATGATGAGGTTGATTCGTTTGGTTGATATTTATCGTGCTTGTTACCCAAATGCAAAACTTATCCTATGGGCTTCATTGGAATGCACAAACTTTAGTAAGGCAAAAGGCGGACAACCGCGGGATGCAGATAGCAGGGCATTAGCTGACCACATGGATAGATATGTTGAAGCGTTAGATCCTGATTATTTTAAAATTGAAAACGTGGTAGAATTCATGAGTTGGGGACCGCTCCGTATTGCTTTAAAGAAAAAGCATAAAGAAAATCTATCATTTGGTATTTATGCTAATTCTGAACTTAAAACCGGTATCAGTAAAAAAACTGGGAAAGAAGGATATTTATGGATCCCAGAAAACAAGCATAGTGGAAAGGATTATTTAAGATGGTGTAAACATATTAGATCGTTTGGATATTATGACCAATGGAGACAATTAAATAGTGCTGATTACGGGGCATATACTTCCAGAAACAGATTGTTTGGTTGCTTCGCCAAACCAGGATTACCGATTGTTTGGCCTGAATCAACTCATGCGAAAGAACCAATAAGTAACGGTCTATTTGGATCACAGGAAAAATGGAAAGCTGTTAAGGATGTGCTAGATTTTGATGATGAAGGTAAAAGCATATTTAACAGAAAAAAGCCATTAGTCGACGCGTCATTAGAAAGGATTGAAGCAGGGTTAATTAAATTTGTTGCGGGCGGTAAAGAAGCTTTTTTATTAAAATATAATTCAGCATGCCAAAATGGAGATAAACAGCACACTGTTAAATCTATAGAAGAACCAGCGCCAACTATACCGTGCCAAAATAGAAACGGGATTTGTTTTATATCAAAATACTACAGTGGAGATGCCTCTGGGAAGGTAATAAATATTGATGGCCCTGCGCATACGATTAGATGCAAAGATGCGCAATCATTGGTAAGAACTTTATTTATCAGTAAAAACTACAGCGGTCGTCCTGACGGAAAAGTTTCCTCAATAGATTCGCCATCAGGAACAGTAACTACTTTTGGTGGTGGCTCATTGGTAAATGTGAAACCATTCATTATGAACACAAACTTTAAAAATGTTGGAAGTTCGATTGAAAGTCCTGCGCAAACATTAACAGCGTCAAGGCATCACCCATACGTGGTTAATCCTAAATTTTTAGCCAGTTATTATGGTAATGGCTACAACATTAGGTCTGTGGATGAGCCGTGTGCAACATTGCCAACAAAAGACAGATGCTCTTTAATAAACCCTGTTTTTATCTATAGGGACTGCAAGACAGCAACTAACACTTCGATTAATGAGCCAATAGGATCATTAACTGCTGTTCCAAAAGCCAATATTATAAATTGTCAACCTTTCATTTTAAATCCATCGCACGGTTGGCATTGTACGGGGACAGAAGTTCCGTGCGTGGTAATTGTTGCAAGGCAAGATAAAGCGCCGTTATACCTAATCCAATTTCATATTGACCCAAATGTTTCAATACCAATTTACGATGATGATAGTGCTGTAATGATAAGAATTAAAAAATTCATGGCATTATATGGATTGTCAGATATCCTAATGCGAATGCTTAAGGTTTCTGAGTTATTACCCATACAAGGCTTCCCTGTTGATTATAAAATGGTAGGAAATCAGACAGACCACAAAAAAATGATTGGTAACAGTGTAGTACCGCAAGTTGTTAAGTGTTGGATAGAGGCTTTGGGCAGTGCTCTTAGACGGTTAAGGATTGCAGCATGAAAAGACCGCTAGGAGAACTCTACCCCAACTACCGAGCATTGCCGGTTCGCCTGAAGAAAAACTTCAAATGGACTGCAACAGAAAAAGAAATGTATGATTACGATAATGCCAGGCCAAGGCGCACGGAAGGGGAGGTTCATTATTATTTCAAACCTGCCGGGACTTACCCTGCTAGAATATATGTTTTTATGCATGGAGAAATGTGGCCCGCTAGAAATAGAAGAACAATGGGGCTGGCTTTTGCTTTCCCGTTTCTTAAGCGACTTATGTCTAGGGAAGAAATTGAACACCATCATTTTAACAATCGATTGGCCTACCATCAATATGAAAACTGGGATAAGCTATTGTATGCTGAGCAATTCGAGTGCGATTTTTTAGATGTTCAGTCCTACTGGTTAGGGACCAGATTTATGCATCAATTAAAATCATTTAGAAAACAATATAAAATAGGGGCATGAAGTATCAACAAGCAGATATATTTCTTGGATTTGGCAAAAGGTTGCAGATGAATGAAAGCATTCAGTTAACGATTAACTCATTGCTTGAGTACTGCCCTCGTTATGAACACTGGTGTTTAGCCTGGTCAGGAGGAAAGGATAGCACCACGTTAGTAACTGTATTGGTTTGGCTTATTAACACCGGGCAGATCCCAAAACCAAAATCTATAACAATAATGTATGCTGACAGTAGAATGGAACTGCCTCCACTAGCTGCAGCGGCGCAAGACATCATTTCTGACCTACGTGAAATGGGGTTCGAGGTCAGAATTGTTACAGCCCCAATAGAAAAACGATTTTTCCCATATATGCTTGGTCGAGGCGTTCCGCCTCCAACAAATAAATTTAGATGGTGTACGCCCAAATTAAAGGTGGATCCAATGGAATCTGCTTTAAAAGAATTGTTTACTGAAAAAGGGCAAAAAGTTCTGATGCTTACGGGTGTCAGAATGGGAGAAAGTGCTGTTCGCGATAATCGCATTATTATGAGCTGCAGTAAAGATGATGGAGAATGTGGGCAAGGTTGGTATCAACAAACTATGCCTACAGAATTATGTGATACGCTTGCTCCAATTTTGCACTGGAGGGTATGCCATGTATGGGCCTGGCTTAAAAACTGGGCTACATTACCGGAGTATGGGGATTTTGCAACAGCGGCATTAGCTGATGCATACGGAGGTGACGAAGCTGAAGACCTTGCAGCTCGTACTGGGTGTATTGAATGTAATCTGGTTAAAAAAGATAATGCATTGACGATAATTTTAAGGCAGCCTAAAAATAAATACCTGAAACCATTACGACAGTTAAGAGGGGTTTACAATTTTTTAAGAAGTAGAAAAAACAGGTTACGGAAGACTGGTCTTGATGAAGGGGACAACTTTAGGCAACGTTTCGGCCCAATAACCATGGGGGCAAGAGAATGGGCTTTCAATGAAATTATTAGGATACAAAATGAAATTAATGAAGAGGCAGATCGTATTGGAAGACCAAGAGTTATTTTAATCGATGAGGAAGAACAAGCTTATATAAAACAGTGCTGGAAAGACAATCTTTGGCCGAACCGTTGGGATGGAAATGAAGCTATAGGATCGACACCAATGGACACGGTTTATCCTGACGGAACTATTCAGCCATTAATCAAATTTGGAGAGTAAAATGAAAAAACTACCACCAGGCGAAGCGCTTCGCCGGCACAATGAGCGAAACCGAATTAAAAACGAGAAACGAAAAGCCGAATTAGTTGCCCATAAAGCTGCTAACGGCATAACTTCCAACTTAACTGAAGAAAGGAAAAAGCAAATGAGAGAATATATAGCAAAAAAACGTGGCCCAGCAAAACGTAAAGCACTGCGTATTCTGGATATGTCTCCAGAGCAATTGGAGCAAAAGCGCAGGGATGAGAAAAACGCTAAGGCAAGAGATAAACGACAGGCTGAAAGGGATGCCGGTATTCGTGTAGATAAGCGGTTAAAGGAAAACATGACCAAACCGCATTATAAAGCTTTAACCGCCAAACCTAAGGAGCCTCGACGCATGCGTACACCAAAGGAGAAAAAGATGGGGAAGGTAGTGAATGAGCCAAAGCCAATGCGAATAACCAATAATAGCACGCAAGGAAAGATTGCCTTGGTCATTAGCTCAAAGCTTACCGTTTTCATCCGCCCGGATCAAGATCCAGAGCAGGTAAGAGCTAAGTACAAATCTTTTTGTCTTTAAAATCAATAACTATTTGTTATTAAAGTTATAATTATTATTTTTGTTCTGCGGCCGTCACCGAACCTTAAGACATTCACAAACACCACCTCTGTACATACTCCAGCAGCCATGTTGGAATGCTTGACGGCCATTTTGTACAGGGGTGTGGTTTAATTATTCAGCATTTACATACTATTAATAATATGATAGTGAAATCAAAACTTAAGGCTCAAGCCAAAGCAATTTTGAACGAGAAGCCATTGGGCTTCGTATTCGAGCAAAACACTTCTGAGTATAATTTTTTATTGAGAATTTTTCAAGGCCATCCCGAGTATCAAATAAAGGCTGGTTCCGGAATAAGTAATATTTATATTTCTAAGGGATTGGAGTTTAGTACCCGTTGTTTTTTCATTACTAGAATTGATGGCAGCACAACAGATATATCATATATCCGCTCAATTGATGGAGCCACATCAAAAATAAGCGATATCAAGTGCGCATGCAGGTCAGCAGTAAAGGATGTTGTTGAAAGAAGGAGGCTTAAGGTTGTTTATGGAGAGACTAAATGTCCAATCAGTGGAGATATTCTATATCCTGAAAATACCCACATTGATCATTACAATTTACCATTTAATGAGGTTTGTGATGCCTGGTTGAAGTCGCAAAATATTGATATCGTTCATTCGTGCTTAAATGACAATTCTGTTGATCATGTGCAAGAAATTTCATTCGCTTCAAAAACCTTGAAGGAGTCTTTTATTACATTTCATAATGCTAATACCAGGCTAAGGGCAGTCAGCAAAACCGCGAACCTATCTACATTAAAAAAAAGAAGGGAGAAAAATTAGTATGATATGCGGAAATAATTTTTTCGATTGTTCAGGTAATAAGACCGAATATAAAACTAAATGCGATACGTTTATAGTGTGCAACCATTGTTTAAATGGTAGAACAAAAGACTATGAAGGCTGTTGCATAAACCCGGATATAATACACGTGAATCAACCAAATGTTAATGGCACACCATCTAAAAAGCCATTTTGTAAAAACTGCGGTAGCACTTTTAAAGCTGTAAAATTTGATCACAATAAAGAGCACCTTGAACTGCCATTGTTAACTAAAGAGGTTCAGGAGACTATTCGGACTAACAGAAATAATAAAGTTAAAAAATTTAGAGAATGGATAGACGGGAGGAGAAGAACCGAAACATCGCCATTGCTAGAGGAATATAATAGTAAATACAATGAATATTTAAAAACGCCTGAATGGAAAGTCAAGCGAGATAAAGTTCTAAAAAGAGACAATTATATATGTCAGGGATGCTTAGAAAATAAAGCAACACAAGTGCATCACATCACTTACCAAAATATTTACAATGAACCTTTATTTGATCTTGTGTCGGTTTGCGATGCTTGTCATCATAATATACATTTCCCAATTCAAGATTAAATGGAGCAGTCTTACATAGTAGATTTATTGAACCTTGGTCTTAAGCCAGTCCCGATGGTATGGGATTCTGTAACAAAAACAGCTTCATCGCATTGTATTGCTCATTCTAAAATAACCAGCAACAACTATGATGTTACGAATTTTCACAATTTTATTTCAAATCTAGCAGAGGCGAACGGGATTGGAATCAAGTTATTTTCACCTTTCGGCTGTTTAGATTTTGATTTAAAGAATACTGAAGATAAGCAGCTTTTCGATAAGTGGCTCCAGGCAGTCAACTCGCTTGATGAAGAAATACTTGAAAAAATCTGTATAGAGACTACACGTAACGGAGGGTACCATGTATACATAAAGTATGCCAAATTAACATCCAAAAAAAGTCTAGCAAAAGGTATTAATGGCGAAGAAATTATCGCGATTTATACTGGTGGAACATTGTCTTACTGTGATCCTACTCCGGGTTATAATATGTATCATAACGAGTGGCAAGATCTAGAAGAACTGACAGATGATCAGTATGACATATTGGTATCATCGGCAATTGTTTTTAATTTACATAACGACCCTTTTAACGACGATAAAGAGCCAATAAAAGTTGAATATCCTATAGAGTATGAAAATTTATGTATTCAATTCGATAATAACATAACTGATGATGTGTTCAATATTTTATTGAATGACATGGGCTTATTTAATGTAGCGGATTACAAGTACGGAAAAAAGGATAAGTACATTGCTTACCTTAGGAAAGGATCAAAAGCACGTTATTCTGCAAAAGCATATTTTGGTGCTAAAAGGGTTCTATTATTCACATCATCGATCAAGGGGTTCCCTTGTTGGAGCGATAGACAGCATGACAAGGACCATACCTGGAATCTTAGTCCAACAAAGATTCTTTACTATAAAAATGATAAGGACTGGATTTCGACTATAGAAGAAATCAAAGCGATTGCTGAAAGTATAGGTCTCGATTTAGTTGAGCACAAACCGGTTACAGATCAGGGCCTCATACCTAAAGACAGACTTAAATTCCCCTACGATATTTTTCCTGAAGCAGTTCAAAACTACATTTCATCCCATAACTTTCAACATGAATACTTAGCTGGGTTTGCACTATCTGCATTTTCAACAGCGATAGGAAATTCTGTTTCGTTATTGGCCAACGAAGGCTACAATGTCAAGCCAATACTTTATATGGCGGTTGTTGCTCCACCTGGGGCGTCAAAAACACCATCGCTAAAATCAATGTTCAAATTTATTAATGATGTTGATTCGGATACATATAAGCATTATGTATCTGAACGGGATAAATACAAACAAGAATTAGCGCATTTTAAAAACCAGAAAAAAGGTGAGGGGATGAAAGAGCCTGAAGCTCCAGTGATGAGGCAAATGGTAATTAATGACTCCACCATTGAAATGGCTGTAAAAATATTAAAGTACAATCCTATGGGTTGTTGTGTAGTCGCTGATGAGCTTGCAGGATTCCTAAAAAGAATGGTTCGTTACGAAGGTGATGAGAAGGAAAAATGGCTTGAGATGTGGAGTGGTGGCAACATCAAGATACAACGTATGGCAAGAGAGGAAGATGTTGTTGAAAATGCATTTTGTTCGATAGTTGGCGGTATTCAACCTGGCGTTCTAGACGCTCTGAGCACAAAAGAAAATGCGCACAATGGATTTTACCATAGATTCTTATTCGTTTACCCTAAGCCAATGGATAAACCAAACTGGCAGCAATATGAAACCCCCGAGCATATCAAAGTGGATATGGCCAATGTGTTTAACTCAATATTCTATTTTCGAAACGATAAATGCGTTTATCGGCTTTCACCAGAAGCCAATGATTTGTATGCGGAATGGTATAATAATAAAAATCAAAAATATAACAGGTCAAGTACTGATGATCCAAAAGGAATCATAGCAAAGTACCAGGATTACTGTCTTCGATTTGCTTTAATTCTCCAGGTTATCCATGATGAAGGTGCAAGGCTATTTATAGTTGAATCAAAAAATATGGAGCGCGCCATAAGGCTCACTGAATACTTCTTTGGAAACATGCATAAGGCTATGAAGGTTCTTGCTCCTGAAACACCGGTAGATAAATTAAGTGGTAATCATCTTGATTTTTACAATGCATTGCCGCCATCATTTACATCAAAAACAGCTATTGAAGTGGCAAAGAATTATAACATTAAAGGGCCTAATTGCAAGATGCTTCTTATGAGGTGGAGCAAACAGGACGCTTACATTTTAACTAAGTCTGGAGATAAATATGATGCAACATACGATAAGAATTTTTAAACACAACGCAGTTTCAAGGGATAGAACACCCTTTTACGAAAGTAACAAAGTAACACGCATATAACAAAGACAATGTTACTTTAAAACGGTATTTAATGTTGTTTAAACGCTGTTTTTAGCTGAAAGTAACAAAGTAACAAACATTACTGATGTAGATAAATAAAAGTAACATAAGTAACATTTAACAGAGAATAATTAGAATAGTATTATTTATTTATTTAATACTTTATTCTCTTACATAAACACGTTAAATTCTAATTTTTAGAAAAACGTGTTACTTTGTTACTTTATGTGTTAACTATCTTGTTATCAGCATCTTGTGTATAACAAAAAAGTAACAAAGTATTATTTAGCTTGTTACATTTAAAATTAATATTACTGTAAACTGTTGTTTGTCAGTTGATTATAAAGTAACAAATACTATTATGAAGATTTTAAGGGATTACCAAATAGCTAATGCTAAAAAGGGGATTGAAATTCTACAGGAAAGACACTTAGTATACTTGCAATGCGAGGTGAGAACAGGAAAGACGTTAATGGCTCTTGAAATTGCAAAAATTGGAGGGTATGGCAATGTTTTATTTGCCACCAAGAAGAAAGCCATTTCATCAATTCAAAAAGATTATGATGATTTTGGATATAAATTCGATATCACAATCATAAATGACGAGTCATTGCATACTGTTGTTGGTGATTTTGACTTAGTGATTCATGACGAACACCATAGGTTTGGATCATTTCCTAAACCAGGCATAGCTACAAAAAAATTTAAGGAAAGGTTTTCGCATTTACCAATGATATTTTTATCAGGAACACCACATCCGGAATCATACTCGCAGGTATACCACCAGTTTTGGATATCTAACTTTTCTCCATTTGCAGAGTTTAAAAACTTTTATAAATGGTTTGCAGGTTTGGAGTTCGTTAAAACCGAATTTGACTTAGGATACGGGATGGTTGCCAACTATTCAAATAATGAAGATACGATTTACAAATTCTATTCGATACAGCTCAGAAAGCTTAATAAGAAAGATCCAAAATACACCGATAAGCAAATTGAAATAAAAGTCAATCAAACTAAAAGCATTGCTGCTATGCATAAAGCAAATGCAAAACTTATGCGAATAATTGATCCCTATTTGATTAAACAAACTCAAGCTGAAGCGGGGTTTACTTCTTCAGTTAATGAAAAGGTAATCTACTGCAAAATGCAGGATATCACTTATAAATTGATCAACAAATTGAAAAAGGATAAAGTTGTAAGGGGTAAGGATGAAGTGATTTTGGGGGATACAGCTGTGAAATGTATGGGAAAGGTACACCAACTTTCTTCAGGAACGATAAAGTTTGAAAGTGGTAATTCTGCTATAATTGATGATTCAAAAGCGAGATTTATCAGGGATAAGTTTACGTCGTATAAGATAGGTATCTTTTATAAATTCCAATCTGAGCTGGATATGCTTAAGCAGGTTTACGGAGATAAACTTTGTACAGACCTTGATACTTTTAATGCGACTGATAAAAATATTGCCTTGCAGATTGTTTCTGGACGTGAGGGCATTAGTTTGTCGAAAGCTGACTACCTAGTTTACATAAACATAGATTTTTCTAGCCTATCATACTGGCATAGTAGGGATAGGCTAACTACCATGGATCGAAAGAATAATGACATTTTCTGGGTTTTCGCTGAGGGTGGCATTGAAGATTATGTCTATAACGCAGTTATTAAGAAAAAAGACTATACGAGTTCAGTATTTAAAAAAGATTTTTTATCATAATGGCATCTGGATTTCAAAATAGAATCAAACGAGAGTACGAAAAAAAGGGATACAAGGTGATTAAGCTAGCTAAAACAAACGCCAACGGCATAACGGATTTGATGTGCTTAAAGGATGGAAAATCAATATTCATTGAATCTAAGGAGGCTAACGATTCACTAAAAGAACTACAAAAGTATCGAATCGACGAACTTAAGGCATTAGGTTTTGATGCGTTTTGCCTGCAGGATGGTAAGGGGAGGGTTTATGGTTGAGTTATTACGAAAAATGGGCCCAAACTCATATCAGTTCAACTATATTGCCTTTATTGGAGATAATGAAGAATGGATGTTAATCGGTACAATATGCGATTTGAAAGGTGAATCTGGGGATTCCTTAGATGAATATAAAAGTAAGTCAGGTAAATACATGGAAGTTTTAAGAAGTAGAATGTACAGAGAACAATTGAAAGGCAAGATTACACCAATAATCACCATGCCATCTATGGGGCCTAAACCATACAACAGCAAGGAGAAGAAAAAATTTTTCGGTTAATTATAACTATTTGTTATTAAAATTATTACTTTTGTTTTATCACAGATCAGGAGGAGAATGAATACACAAACAATCATTTCGCGCGTACTACAACACAGGGATTATGCCCTTTACCAGCAATTGCAAGAGGAGGTAACGCCGATGCTTAAGGACCTTACCCATATCGCAGAGATTTATCAGGTAGTACAGGATATGTTCCCGGATCTCGATTCCAGGGATAAGCAAATTTACTTCACCTCATGTGTGTATTACTTCTATTGCCCAGCATCATTCGTAGGTGCTAAAGTTCAAAAACTTCCGATCGGTATTCGTGATGAAGCAGCGAAAGTACTTGGTTATGCTAATCCCGAAAACATCAACGCCATTCGCAGCATAGGCGAGGTTTACATGAAATCACCGGTAAAGCGAGGAAAGATCGAGCAAGTTAAAGAGTATTTCAAAAAGTACTCGGTTAGGAACATGGATTGGGAATTAGCGCTTGTGTAGATGGGAAGGCCTAAAAAGCAAGACAAGCTCGGCGCTCCTTACAAGTTCACGCCTGAACAGTTTGAGTTAGCCTGGCAACAATATTTCCAATGGGTTGACGACAATCCATGGTTTAAATCAGAAGCTATCAAATCTGGCGAAATGGCTGGCCAGATCATTCAAATTCCAACAGCAAGACCTTATTCCGAAGTTGGTTTCTGCGCCTTCCACAATCTTGGAGAGAAATATATTACAGAGCTTGCCAATACGCTTGAAGGAAAAGAGAAGAAAAAAGATTTTGAAGTGCAATTATCCAACATCTTAACGCAGGCGCGCGCAAGATGCCGGGCGCAAAAGTTTGAAGGAGCAGCTGTGGGTGCCTTTAATGCAAATATAATTGCCAGGGACTTAGGGATGGTTGACAACAAGAAGATCGAACATGACGGAATCCCAGAGAATACCCAGCCTAAACAGGTGATCATTATAAACGGTAAAGAAATTGAGTTCTAATGTTGCTCCAGCTAAACAAGTTCTATTTGAACCATTCCCAAAACAGGAGGAGTTTATTAATGCCGTATTAAGCGGCAATTATTCATTCGTCCTTTTTGGTGGTGCTATTCGTGGAGGTAAGACTTTCGCATTGCTCGCTCTCTTTATTGTACTATCTAAAGTTTTCCCCGGCAGTAGATGGGCTTTGGTTCGTAAGGATCTTCCAACAATAAAACGTAACCTTTATCCTTCCTGGAATAAAATTAAACCCGATCGATTCATTAAGAATCATAATAATGAAACTCATACGGTTACTTTTAATAACGGTAGCCAGATTATTTTTTACCCTGAAAACTATGCCCAGGATAAAAATCTTGATAGATGGAAAGGACTTGAGGTAAATGGATTTGGCTTTGAGGAAATAAACGAATGCCAGCAGGTAAGTCTTTACAAAGCATTTGAGCGTGCCGGTTCATACGTAGTGCCAGGATTGAAGGTTCAACCAAAGCCGATTGTTATCGGGACCTGTAATCCAACACAAGGGTGGGTTAAGGAGTTGGTTTATACACCATGGAAAAATGGAAGTCTGAAAGATACATGGTTGTATATACAGTCGCGTATTCATGATAATTTGCCGTTATTAGCTGCTCAGCCGGATTATCTTCCTTCATTGCGGGAAAACCTTAACACTTATGAATTTTTGGTTTATGTTGAGGGTGACTGGGATGTACAGCTGAAAATGGGGGGAGAGTTCCTGGCGAAATTCGAATTAAGTGATCATGTTAGGCCAAATAGCTGGGATATCAATAAAATGATGTGCATTTCGCTGGATAGTAACGTTTATCCGCATATTGCAGTTACATGCTGGCAGATCGATGAAAAAGGCAACGGCAAGCTGATCAAACAGGTTCATGAATTGCCGGCTGAAGATCCGATCAATACTGGGACTAAAGCAGGAAAGAATGTTGCTGATTGGCTGAAATCTATTGGATACAATCAACGGGTGAAAATTTATGGTGATAGATCCACCAAAAACCGTAATAACATAGATGATAACAAGAAATCATTTTTCGCTCTGTTTACAGAGGCTATATCTAAGGAGGGTTTTAGAATTGAGGACTGCATGCTGAACAGTGCTCCAGTAGTATCGACCATTGCAGACTTCATTAACGCAATTTTTGCAGGTGAGGTACCGGGATTATCCATTGAGGTTGGTGAGCATTGCAAAAAGTCTATCAACGATTACATTGAAACGAAGACCAACGAAAATGGGGGTATCCTAAAGGTTCGTGTTAAACACCCGACGATTGATAAGTTGACCTACGAAAAGAACGGCCACTTAACTGATACGCTAAAGGATTTTATAGTTTCTGCATTCCATTCGGAATACCTGGCATTCATCAACAAGAAAAAAGGCTTGGGTGTTAAGGCGCTTAGCGGGATTTAGACTGTTTTTTTCTTAACGCTATCTTTGATGCCAGCGAGCTTGGAAATAATCGCCAGTGTATTTGTTTCATCATTTTTTGATTTTTCTAACTCAACAGTGCTTTCTCCTTTTTTTAAGATGAAGTTCCTTTCTGTCTTTAGAATTTCCATTGCAATTTTTTCTAGAAGCTTGGTATTGTCTTCCAACATTGCTGATTTAATTGCAATACTCTTGAATTCAATGTTTGTTAACTCATTGTTCCAGTATTTTATTTCTTCAAGATTTTTAGTGTATAGTCTCAAGAAGAAGTATGCAAATACCTCCAATATTATACTCAATGATATTCTTGGTATAAAATGGATTAAATAGTCACCAGCAGAAGTAAGGGTTGTATCAAACGTGGCAACAGAATAGCCTAAAAAAGCAATGACAGCAGCAGTTGTTGTCACTCCAATTGTTAAATTGAGGGCAGTAGACCTTGCAAGGCGTTGGGATTGATATCTAATTCTGTGCTTTAAATCATCAAGCTCTCTTTCGATTATCTTAACTTTGTTGTTGATAATTGCGTCTTTTTTAAACTCCTCATAGACTTTAGTGACAATCGATTCCGACGTAAGCTCATTGATTTTGCTGTAGAAAATCGATTCAGCGTCTTTTTTAATTTTTTCTGGGTCGATTAGGGAGCTCTTTAGTGATGCGAATTCAGATTTGAGAAAAAACAAATCTTCAGATGACATTTTGATTTCATCTGAAAGCGATCTTGAAACACTGTTACGGTCATCGCTACCGCGTAGGAAATTAAACACTCCCATAAACACCAAAACCAATAGAGTAGGTATCACAAGAAAATATATGATATCTGTCTTTCCCATCGGTTCAGCCGATTTATAATTTTGATAAATACCATAGGAGAGTAGTATTATTGTGATAAATCCTATAGCGATTGTAACTGGGGCAAATTTTTTATTGAACATTGAGATAATTAATTTATCGCAATTATAGATTAATTACATAAAAACACAAAAAAGTAGGTCATAAAAAAACTTTAAAATTATTTTTTATAACATTTGGTTATTAAAGTTATAATTGTTATTTTTGTTCAAGCGAACGGGAAACCAAGCACGGCAGGATCTGAAAGAAGTCCTGTCTTTGTTGTATGAGAGCGTTAATTTAGATAGGGCGGCAGCGGTTGATAAGTGTTGATGATGGCCGCCTTTCTTTTGTTCAAACGCCATTGATTAGCATAAACACATATAGAGAGAGGGCGGTGAGGCTCAGGCCAAAACTCCGCAATATTGAGTTGCACACAGAGGTAAGGGATTGGAGAGATAGCGCAGTGCAACGCGTGAGACAGCAGTGGGGTGACAGCAACGAGCTTAAACAACCGTGACCCAGTAGTCCTGCTGCTTGTTTTAATCAGGATGTATATCAGTTGGTAGATAGCTTGCTTTGGGAGCAAGAGGTCAAAGGTTCGAGTCCTTTTATCCTGACGCGGTTAAACTAAATAACGGTTGGTAGCCGTTTTATGTGTCCATTGTTTTCTAGCGGTTCAATTCCGCAAACAAAAAGTCAAACATTAAAAGCGAGTGACTTTAACTCGAATCGCTTTTCCCTTCGCTTGTTTAGATAACGGCCTTTGGGTTAAAAGTGCCGTTTACTTTTGAATTAGCTCAGTTGGTTAGAGTATCTCCCTGATACGGAGATGGTCGGTGGTTCGAGTCCATCATTCAACACACGATTTCTTTGGTGTAAATCAAAATCCACGTTAAGCAAGAGGGCAGTAAGTGGTCTGCCTCATCCATAGAAAGCAACACATGGACTGGACGAGTACATTTAGAAACGATGTGATTTATGCACGTGAAGGTGCGCAAAGAACTTTGTTAATCGGGTGCCAATAGTCCGCACCATTAAGTCCTGTCAGCGGGTGATCCGCATAGTGCAGGCAAAGCATTTTTTCATAGTTAGCCCCTATGGGCGGTTTTAGTTTGAGGTTTGGTTTGCAGGTTGAGAGTGGTTCCTCAGCCTGCTTTTTTACACCAACATTATTGAGCCATACAAAACGAAAAGTAATTGCATGCACCAATCCAAATCAACAATCACAAATGCAAAGCATATCCTCTGCTGGCTGTGCATGGCAGCAGCATGCGTGATTACCTACTTAGCAAACAAATAGCAATATGATAAACGCAAACGAATTACGGATTGGCAATGTAGTTGCTGTTCCGCCACTGAACCGAAAGGGAATTGTGACTAGCTTTACTCAAAGAAACGTAAAACTGAAATTAAAAGGCTCACGGGTTAGTGTTACTAGCCACAGAGGAGTGATTGGCTTGGACGTAAATGGGGTTGATATTACTGATCAACTACTAATTGTTAACGGCTTTGTGCAAGTTAACACTGGTTTTCAGATATCGATTGACAAGGGTAATTTGCTGCACCTAATTGGAGCTGGCGACCGTTACATCATTGGTTTGAACGGTGCCTTTGGTTTGGTGAATGCCGGATCTGTTCGATCACTTCACCAACTCCAGAACTTATACTTCGCTTTAACAGGGAAGGAGATAGTGTATACGCCATGAAAACAAAACAAATAACATGGCTTACGATCGGAGCGATTACAATAGCCATAAATTCATTAATAATCTATCAAATAATTAAATAATCGATACAAATGCAACAACAGATGATTGCGTTACAACGCGAAAACAAACTAATGAAGGAGCATCTTCAGGATGCTGTTATGCTTGCCGGCAAATACAAAAACAATATGGGCGTAATCGATCAGGAAGAATTAGCAAGGCTCGATGCGAAAGCAAATGGTAAGGTGTTCAATGTTCGTGATTTCGATATGGCCGATAGGAATGGGGAGCAGTAAAAGGCAAGGAGGGGAGGTAAAAGTTAGCCTTCCCCCTCCTCAAGATCTCGATTTTATCCTAACTCGCAAAAAGTATTATAGGAACATTTTGATAAATTTTCTCAATTGCTTAATCAGTTCCGGAGAGTTTTTCATCAACGGCCTGATCACAATTAAGAAAACAATGATTTTTGTAAACACTGTTCTCTAGATTTAGATAGTACATAACTTCTTATCTCGGATTTATTAAAACATCTGCTTTTCTGACTGGGATTTCTCCCAGAAATGATCTGCCACAAAAGTAAACAATAGTGAACATTTTAACTAAAATACCTCGAAAAAAATATGGATAGTTGATGGGATATTAAACGCCCCAGCTCCCCTTCGTAAACTCTCACATAAACAAAAAAGAATGCATAAAGCACTGTGCTGAGGCGTAAGCCGAGCAGGTGTGATTTAGGCATTCTGTTTATGTGAGGTTGCAAATTTAATAAATCGAGATGAATAAGTATCATGAAATCCTGAGTAAAATACTTTCCAGTGGGAAAGATCAGGAAAACAAAAAGGGGAGTATTAAGTATTTAACAAACCAAAAGCTGCATTTAAGCAAAGGAGATTTGTTGGATATTTTTGAGGGGCATGGAGTGGCTCGAAAGAAATTGAAAGATGAACTGGAACTGTTTATCGCCGGTGAAAGGTCTACTGATGCATATAGATCGTGTGGGATTACCTGGTGGGACTATTGCGGGCCCATACTTGTAAACAGTTATCCTACTTACTTTGAACATTTGCCAGCACTGATCAAAAAGATCAATAAGGAAAAACGTAATTCTAAAAATTACATGCTATTTCTTGGGAGCAATAATTCAGAGAGTAATCAACATCCATGTTTATCGCTTATCCAATTTCAAATTGAGCATGAAAAGCTAGTCGTTTCTGCATATCAGCGCAGTTCGGATGGTAATTTAGGGCTGCCGTCCGACATTTACCATTTGTATCTGATTTCTAAGAGTATTGAAGTAAAATTAAAATCAATTACTTTGTTTCTGGGGAACGTACACATTTATGAGAACAACGTTGAATCAACCCGGGAGTTGTTACGTGGCGAGAAGGCCAAGTTTAATTTAAATGTAGGTTTATAACAAGTTGGTGTCAACCAAGTATAGTAAGACAAGCTTAACTTATTATGACTGGTTGACACCAATCTAAAATTTAATCTTTAAATTTTGGTTGCCCAATCAAATTTGGGTTATTGATGAAATTATCGTAATCTATAATAAGCTCACGGGCTGCTTTTATAACTAATTTTTGGGTTGAGAGAAGCACTGGGGCGGGCATGAATCGAGGCCACCTATCTGTGTTGTGTATCCAAAAAATCTCATCTGTTTTAATATGGTTGTCCATATCTGTATAAAAGATTTTGCTATATAAAATGGTGTTTTTATCAAATGCAATGCTTTTAGGGAGCACTAAAGCAATGGTGTGTCCACCACCTCCACCCAGTTTAAATTTTCCTGGCATATTGGCCGCATGATAAGCGGGTATTTTGCTGTTATAAATAAATGAAAGTACACGTTGTATATGTACAGGCCTTTTTCCCTTATTAATGAACGTTGTATAGAATTCCCCGTCAATATTGTTTCTGTTGACGAATTTTATTGAATCAATAGTGAAATAAGGTTTGTCTATCTCATTTTGCATTTTTATGGCCCTTAGTTGCCCATCAAGTTGTTTTTCTATGAACTCGTTTTGCTTTTTTGATATATCAATTTGCTCAGTGGTAACTTTATTCTGCGCAACCAGATTATTAGAATCTCTGATGTCTTTTAATGAATCTCTAACATCTTTTAAGGAATCCTGAAGCCGAGCATATTCAAAGCTTTTTCTAGTATCCAACATAGTCCTCGCTGAAAAAAATACTGTTACTAACAAGGCGGCAATAGTTAGATAGAACTGAATTGTGCTAGAATTCCTCTCGTACCAGTTTTTGGAATTCTCGTTTTTTAAAAATTGCTTGAACTGTTTTTTGTAAATTTTCTTCAAATTATATGATAGTTTTCTGAATGATAAAATTAAGCAAACTTAATTCAATTCACATAGCTTACAATTAAGCCCAAATAAAAATGACACCGAAATACCCTGCATTATGTGGGGTATTTTTGCTTTTGCCGATCCGGCAAGTAGAGAGATATGGAGAAAGAGGAAATAGACGGACTTATTGATACACCAAAGGAACTTGTTGAGGCGGTTACAGAGCTTACGCCGGAGATACCGGCTTATGTTTATGATATCGAGCCAGAGGACCACAAAGCGGTTAAGGATTTAAATTATCGTCCTTGGCGTGATGTTCAGGTAGCAACTGGTATTACAGACGCACAGGGCAACATGACTTACCGAGAAGAAAAAAAGGATGTGCACCGTATTCCTTCCAATACTCAAAAACAAATTACCGAATGGGCGGTTCGCATGGCGTTGTCTGGAGGTATCGAAATTGAGGCCTATGTTCGTGAAGGCAATGCCACTGACGAAACCATGCTGGCAATGCTGAAGAAAACATGGGAAGATAATAAGATCGATTATATCGCCCAGAAAATAGATAAGCTTAAAAAGAATTATACACAATGCCTGGTTGTTTGGTATAGTGAAGCCCTCGAGCCTGGCGATGAGTTTTGGGCAGATATATCACCGAACAGCAGGTTTAAGATGCGCTGTTCAATCTTTAGTCCGGAAGATGGCGATATTATCATCCCAATTTATGATCAGTACAAGAAAATGATTGGATGCGCCCGTAAATACACCGTTAAGGTGGATAAGAAGGACATAAAAAAGATGGATCTATTCTTGGCTGATAAATACATCATTTATGCGGAGGCTGAGGGAGGCTGGAAGATAGAAGATACCAAACCAATCACATATGGCAAGGCCAATTTCGTTTACCATGGCCAGAAGCGCCCACAATATGCGGATGTGCTGCCGAAAATCGAACGGGTAGAGGAAGTGGACAGCGATACAGCTGACGAGAACCAACAAAGTGCCTTCCCGATCTTAGCTGCAACTGGAGAAATTACAGCCAGTGCAGGTGGTGGCACCAAAAATACCCGTAAAACCTTTATGATGGCCGAAGGTGGCGATTTAAAGTATGTTGAGGCTAAAGGTTCGCAGCAGTCAGCTAAAGATGAGCGGGAGAACCTGCGCCGAGATATTTACGATGAAACAAATACCCCACAAATCTCAATGGAGCAGATAAAAGGCTCATCCAATATACCAGGTGTTGCAATTGAAATGATGTTCTTACCAGCAACCAATCAGGCTAAGTCTGATCAGCAGGGTGATTTGGGCATGGAGTGGCAGCGGCACCTCAATTTTCTTAAATCAGCCATGGCTGTAATTAATGTAGGTGTGAAGGCCAGCGTGAGCATGGCGGTTAAGCCGAAGTTCAAAATAGAATTGCCCCGTAACCTCACCGAAGAATATAATCGAATCATTTCCCTGGTTGCAGCTGGCTTAATGTCGGTCCGTACCGCTATTGCAAAGCTGGGCATTGTTGATAATATCGATGAGGAAATAATTGCGATTGAGAAAGAAGTGGCTGCTAGGGCAGCGCTGGCACCGAGAGTGACACCGCCGGTTACTGAGTAATGATCGATATCGGTAGGTGAAATATTTTTTTAAAATTATTTTCTATAACATTTGGTTATTAAAATTATAATATTTACTTTTACATCGTAGTTCGGGAGTTGATTTGTGTGTTGTTGTTATGGACTAGCACGATTTGGTGTAGAATGAATAAAAATATGATTGCTCAATTGGGTGATCATATTTTTTTGGTTTAAAATTATAACAAATAGTTATTTAAATTATAGCTCTGTTTTATGAATACTCACAACACCAGGTTACTTATTCCATCACTGATTGAGCTAAATGGCTCAAAGGTTGAGTTTACAACAGATCGAGGTATGATCTCCATTCCGGTTCGTGCTATGTCTTTGGAAATTCCGGAAGTTGGCGTGCACGTCGGCCAAAGGCCATTCGGTTCACTATCCCCATTCGATACAGACTTTGTTGTATATTACGATGCAGATGTATTGGAGTGGCTATTAAACTGCTCTGAAGAAGAATTTCAGGCAGCAATGCTAGGTTTCTGGAAAACCAGAAAGGAGGCATTTGTATGTTAACGACTCAAGAGCGTAACGAACAAGCCTATTTATCAATTTGCAGCACTCAGGCCATTTACTCAGGCAGCGAAGATCCGCTTGGATATCATGCAGGCATAGAAATGGGATTAAAAATCGCTAAAGCAGCAATGGAAAGCTGGGGTTGTGTTCAGCCTGAACAAAAGGAGGTGGCCAATGTGTAATTGGATATTAATCGATAGGATAATCTATGCCGTGCTTTTCTGTGCGGCAATCATAGGAGCAATAATTTGTTAACCTGCCCCGATCGGGGTGTTAAACAACCAAAAGAATGAAAACAACGGAAATGATGGTTAAATCGTTAGATGCGATAACCTACCAGACATTTAAAGATGCAGTAATAAAAATTGTTGCTGCTCGAATCACAAGCAGAGCTCCACTAGGCTACAGCTCCGACACCACACTACTATATGGCACTGAAGGCAACGAAAGGCGTAATGGCGTTTCAGTTCGCAATCATTCGGGAAATCTGTCAATGTTGATTTGCGATAGGTATGGTCGTTTTATTTTTCACGGAGGTTTTTCTATAAAGCTACCGTCTGTTTTTATTGCCCGTGAGCTATTCAAAACGTTCAAAAAGGTTCGTAAGCATTTGGAGGATTAACAATGGAAAAACTAACGCTGGAGCAACTGGCTCCTTATTTGCCGTATGGGTTGAAAATGTTTACGCCTGTTTGGGTAAGAAATATAACGGAGCTAACAACATTTAATTTTGATTTAGTTACCTCATTTTATAATACCAGAGCAATCCTTAGGCCAATGTCGGATTTAACAAAACAAATTGATCAATTAGGATTTACCCCGCTGATTGAGCTTTTAAGGCTTTTAGAATCAAATCACTTTTCGAAGGATAAAGTTTTAGTTTCTTGCTGTAAAGATTTTACACCTAAAGTTATTGATTGTTTTTCAAAAACATACAGTGAAAAACATACCGAGCATATTGTAAAACAATTGATATCGACTTCAAACATGGGAGATCTAATCTACAGTTTTGGATATTCTGAGCATTTCAACAGGTTCCAAAAAAGAGACGAGACAAGAGAGATAACCCTTGGTACAGGCCACCAGTTACATTTGTTTCAGAAACTCTATGAGTGGCACTTCGACGTTTTCGGCCTTATCGAACAAGGTTTAGCAATATCTATTCACGATGCAAAGGAGGTTACGCCATGAACTACAACGATACAGGTGGTAAACCCATCATAAAAACAAAAGATTGGATAGAAACGATCTTCAATAAGGATACCGGAATAGCCTTCATCATCGTTGCCGCTTGCGGTTACATTAACTTAATAATTTACATAATCGATACCTGGTAGGCCATGAGAAAGACCAAAAAACAAAAAAGTTTCGAATCAAAGCATTGGCTAATGTTCGGATATAAATTTTACAATAACCTTCCTAAAAAAATTACACGCATGCCATTAAGGCCAAATAGGTTCAGATTATCGAATTTCAGGAGTTTGGTTCTTGGGTTGATTGCTCGTAAAAAATGTGAGTTTACTGGTCGCGGAAGTTGCACAACAAGAGGCATAAGCTTTGATTATTGCACAAATAAAATAGGTATTCACACTTCAAAATTTTAAGCGATGAAATCACTTGAGCAAGTAAAAGACCAGGTTGCTAATAGAATGGGCTTTGCTAGCTGGAAGCGTTTCTGTTTGTTCTGCAAACCTACTCCAGAAATTGTGGATGAAGTAGCCAAGCTATACGCCAATCGAAAGCTTGATGAAGCCGCTGAAAAAGCAACGCTTGCTATTGAAAGAGGCGGGAAGCTTATTTTAAGAAAGCAGTTGGCGTATTTTGCAGACGACATGGATCATGTTGAAGTCGACAAACAATCAATCCTTTCACTTAAAGACAAAGTATAATGCAAGTAGAATATAAAACAGAAAAAGGAACGGTGCTTTTTGTAAAGGTGCCGGATGAAGCAAAAAAATTTCAAATAGATTTTGAACGATATGGTGTTGTCGATGATTTTGATGAAGCTATCGTTTTGAAGTGCGAAAATGATAATCACAAATTTGACCCAATTTTTATATACGATGACAATTGGCAAATAATAAGCCTAACAATAGACATTAGAGAGGATCAGTTAACTGAAATTCTCTCCCCTAAAATTGGTATCCTTTATGAAATGTTCGGATATGATTATTTAACAACTGATATCTTTAAGTGCTTCAAATCCCTAATGCATCGTTTACAGGTGCATGAGGTTAATCCTGATCCATTAACTTGTTGCTCAGGCTCTATTCAGTCCGGTTGTGGCTGCATGGGTTTCCCCTACAACTACAGTTCAGAAAAAGAACTTGATGCTTATTGTGATGCCAAGGAAAGAACCGGTAAATGGCTAGTATTATTTAACCCCAATGAGCCGATTAAATAGATTATTCGGCTCATAAAAAAAAATATTAATGAAAGCATTATCAATAAAACAGCCATGGGCAACCGCGATTGCTATTGGAGTAAAGCCGGTTGAAAACCGGACTAAACGAACTCATTTTCGAGGCCGGATTGCGTTGCATACTTCTGCTAAACCAATGCCGGGGTCGCCACGAGATACCATTGGCCATAAACGATGGGATACGCTAACGAATGCCCAAAAGGAAACGATCTGGGAAGGAATGAAAGTAACAGGCGCTATTATCGGTGAAGCGACGATAGTTGATTGCGTAGAAAACCATCCGTCCATTTGGACCGATGCAGGTCATTATCAATGGGTGCTCGAAGATGTAGTGTTGTACGACGAACCTATAATGGGAATAAAAGGAGCATTAGGGCTGTGGGAATGGGAAAAACCTTACTATGTAGTTGGCAGCGCCGAGTTGGTTAATAACATTATTGTATAAAAATACTGAATATAGTGTATTGTTAAGTCTATATAAATAATTTCGTTTATAACACTTTTAATATGTTTAAATCACTACCTTGTATGAAATTAAATTTATCTAATTAACATGAATAAAAAACTCACATTAATTGCAATTGCGATTGCAGCAACATTCTCATCATGTAAAAAAGAAATGCCAAAGGAGGTTGAAACTTTTAAAAAACCAAATTTGCAGGCTAAAGGCTTACCAGGTGGTTCATCAAACTATTTGGTAAAAGACGGGAATAATTATATTGGTTACTGGGGTGGTGCTACCCTCACGTTTGCCCAGATTTTGTATCCAACAAACTCGCAGCAAGGACAGCTCTGCAACGGTTATTCCGTAAGTACGAATACAGGTGAAGTTACGGTGTCTGATGGTATAATATTATTAGCCTTACCTTCGTTTGTCGGTGCAAGCGGAGACCTAATTGGCGACTATCAGAACTACGCAAATGCTTTAGACGTTTATTTTTTGACCGGCGGGGCGCTGCCATTATGGGATAATTTTGTCTCAACAACCTACGGACAAACTCAAGCAATGGGCTGTTTCGTAATTGTTGATTTTAATTCTCCATCTGGATTTTCTTTAGTTAGCTCCACGTTTGCAGGGGTAAAACCTCCATCAATTTAAAGTAAATATCATTCTAAATGATAATGAGCCCTGGCCAGTAATGGTTCAGGGCTCATTAATTTGATTTCACCTCGGTAACTTCGTATATTCTAAGTCCAATGCCGTCCTCACTCCCGAAAACTAATTTGTATTTGTAGTAGTGATTAAGAGCATTTTTATAAAGTTCTAATGACGGTATATGTTCTGAAACGTAAATGTCATCCCACTGAAATCGATCGCCAACCTTCAAAACTGGTTTTTTGCCATTGAAGAAATGGCGCATGATCAATTCGCCTGGTGTTATTGCTTGCGTCATTCTCAAATATATATAATCGCAACTATTTTACCAACCCCTCTTAGTAATCCCGTTTACTTTACCACCCCATGCCTTACAGGTAATTTCGTGCAATAACCCATAAATCGGGGTATTTCTCACATGAAACAAAAATTAATCGCATTGTTAAAGACCTCGTTTGCAAGCAAGGGTTTTAACGCAAAAGAATTAGAGAGTCTAGCCGACCTATTGATCAGCCAGCAATCTCTAACCGATGAATCAACAGATGAGGATTTAACAACAGCAGTTACAGCCGCAAAACCTACAGCTGATTTCGTTCAGTCAGTAGCAAGCCGCCAAGTTTCTGATGTTAAGAAGCCTAAAACTGATGATCCAAAAGATCCAGCAAAACCGGCAGATCCAGCAAAACCTGCTGCAACTCCAGATGACATGCCTGAATGGGCAAAAGGTTTAGTTACCAGCGTAGGAGCATTAGCACAGGGTTTAGCATCGATTCAAGCCGAGAAAGTTGGTAACACTCGCAGGGATCAGTACTCGAAAACATTAGAGGGGACTTCTGAAGCTTTCAAAAATGAGGCATTGGCTGATTTCGATTTACTAACCTTTAAGGATGATGCACATTATTCTGAATGGCTTGGTAAAAAGACCGAAAGCGTTAAATCATTTATTCAGGAAGAAGCAAATAATGGTTTAGGTGGTGAAAGGCCGGTGGGTGGACAAGGCGGCAACCAAGGTAAAGTAGAAAAAGTGGCTCCGGCCGTTGCAAATTTTATCAAAAAATCTGCCGCAGAAAGAACAGCGGAGCCTTCTGAAAAGGCTTAAAAATTAACATTAAAGAACATTCTACAAAATGGGATTAGGATTTAAAAAAGTTATTGGTACTGGGTCTATTCCAGTATTTCAAGGCTATGGCAAAGACATTTCGTTGGCTCAGGGTGGTTTTGGATTAGATATCACAGGGCTTAGGATAGGTGCAATTATTCCCGCCGGGACGCCCATGATTTGTGATGAATCAACCAGACTTGCTAAGCCTTTTGTTACAGCGAAATTAACCGCTGCAGCAACAAATACCGATGTTGCATATAAAGTAACAAAGAATTCGTTATTCGCGATCGGTGACAATTTTTCAGCGGTAAAAGGCGCTAAAGCATATCCGATTACAGCAATTGACACCTCTAATGCAGGTTATGATTTGGTAACAGTAGGGACAACCTTGGGGGCTGTTTTGGCGGAAGGAACTTTGGTTTTCGAATCGACAGCAACTGGAGCGACCGCATCTGCACTTCCTGGATTAGGGGGAGTACTCTATTCTGATTCGATAATCGAAGCGGGTGAATCAGTATCGGTTGCAATCAAAGCAACTGTATACGCCAGACGTGTGCCATACACAGCAGATATCGCGGCTGCGTTACCGCGTATTATTTATTCACAATCATATTAATATATGGCAATTGTAGATTCAATTTTCGGAGATTTAGCGAAAAGCGCTTCACTCCAGGCATTGGTAGATAATACTGCCATCGATTTATATCCAAAGGCTGTTTGGAGACAAAATTTAGATGTTGGATTGCCGCAGGCATCATTAACATTTGAGTCTGTTATTGGCAGGTCAAGAGTTAAGGCAGCGGCATCACTAGTTGATCCTGATGCTCCAGCTCCAAAAAGAGGGCGTCCTAACCTTGAAACATTGACCGGTAAAATTCCGACAATGAAAGAAGGGTTTGAAATGAACCAGGCTGATTATCGTTCATTGATGACAATCAAAGAGAACTCCAGATTAAAGCAAAATGGAGTTGACGAGATGATTGTTAATTTTTTGAATAATGACCTTAAAGATGCTGCAAGTTCAACAGACGACCGTTTAGACATCATGCACATTCAAGGCTATTCAAGCTTTAAAGTGGATGCCAGCGTTATCGTTAATCCAGATGGTATAACTGTTGGGGAGGTAGATTTGCTGGCTCAGCCAGAACAGACCAGACAGGTTGCAAAAGTTTGGAGCGATCCTACTGCTGATCCATTAAAGGATATTGAAGCAGTTGTAGAATATGCTTCAGGTATCGGTAGGTCGTTTAGCAAAATCCAAATTGATCGTACCACTTGGGGAGTAATGAAGAACTTAGCGTCAGTAAAATCGGCCATTTCTGCTTTCTATAACCCTGGTTCGAACAAAAATTACGTGGTTACTTTAAGTTCAGTTAATGAATACCTGGTAGAAAATTTACTTCCAACTATCGAGGTTGTTAACTATCGTTATGGTATTCAGAAAGATGGAATCGTTTCTTTAATTAACCCATTCAAAGCAACGAATGTAGTTTTCTTGCCAGCTGGTAAATTAGGGACACTTCATAACGCTGTTGCGATTGAGGAGTGGAAGAAAAGTCCATTGAAATCGTATGCGAAATATGGTACCGCACTTTTGTCGAAGTTTCAAGATGACAATCCTTGGAAAGAGTTCACAGAAGTGGAAATGAATGCATTTCCTGGCCTTGAAGCAATCGATGGTATTATGCACTTACAGACTGATGTAGCTGCCGTTTAATAACCATAACCATGACCATAAAAGAAGCGTTAAAAACCAAATCTGAGAACCTTACAGTTAGTGATGGTAAGTTGAATCTGGTGCTGTTGGAGAGCAATCTTAGCGGTACCGATACCTACAATCCAGATGCTAACGAAAAGGCTGTTGATATGGCTTATTTAACGCTTCTTTTGGAATCTATCAGTGTAAGCGAAATAAGGGAAGATGATGTAGCTATCAAATACACCAACAACCTAAAGGAAATCGTTAGTGCCATTTGCAAGAAATGGGGGCTACCTGATCCGTATGCAGTGGCCAAACCATCCGTTAAACAAGTTCAGATTTTCTAAATGGAACTGAGACCTCATATTTTGAAATGGATACAACCTGGCACACCCGGTGGTACTAATCCAGAAACCGGTTATCCGTTACCTGATCAGCCGGGGCAGGCAATGGAAATTCCGTGTAGGTTTCATTTGGCAACCAATGGCGCAATCAAAACATTTAAAAATGAAGATAGCACGATCGTAAATCAGGTCGGTACCATCAGGGTTGACGCTGGACAGGAATTGCCACAGGTAGATACAATCATCACGGTTGAAGGGCATTTTATTGGCCCTGTTCGTGCCATTTTCCGAGGACAGCTTTCTCATAGAATTGAAGTATGATTAACGTCACTGCCGATTTTACGTTTGATGACCTTGATAAAGTTATCGAGTATGAAAGTAACCAATGGTTTGATAGCCTTGTAGATGACTACAGGCAAACAGGTATTCGATTTGTTGAAAGGGCAGTCGCAAAGGCTGCATTTAATAACATAACCTGGAATCTGAGATCGTCAATTGGTTATTTGATCATTTGGAACGGAGAAGTACTGGAAAGTTATTTCAAAGATCTAAATGACGGCACAGAAGGGCAGGAAGTTGGGCGTGACTATGCGCTATTTGTAGCTAAGCTTATCGATGAAGGCGAGGGATTATCGATGGCATTAGTAGCCGGAGAAGAATATGCTGCCTTCGTTCAACAGAAGGGTATTGATGTAATCAAAGGCTCATCAGCCTATTTTGAAACTGAAATTATTGCATTACTAAAAGGATGAGTGATTACAAAGATGTATTTGATATGGTTACCGACGTCAGAAAACTGATTGATGTACCAGCTATTACTGCGCTATTGGGAACAGGAGCGAGGGTGGAGGCGAGCATCAAATCAACAGGGCCATCAGTTAAAGGAATTATCGTAAATGGCCTTTCCATAAGCAATACTGCTGACCAGATTGGTTTCGGCAATGTCAATTGCTATGCGCCTGCGATTTCATCAACGGTGAATGGTAAAACCGTTTTATTGGCTGACCAAGAGACCTTAAGTAATTTAGCAAAAGCAGTTAAACCCCTGATAGACGGCATTTACATGACTGATTTTAGGGTTTGGGTGGAAAGTTTACCAACAATTACCCAGGATACCGACGGTAGCTATTTTGCTAATATGACTTATAGATACCAAAGCATCCAAAACAATTTTAATAATATTTAAACCGCCCTGTGGGGCATAAACAAATTAATATGGCAACGAATATTGTAGGTGGTGTGGAGATGATCGAAGTTGCTCCAGCAGTTACCACAGAGGCTGGCATCACAGGCGCTACGTTTGTGAGGCTTGAAAACATTGCTCCGGATAGTGTGATTTACACTAAAAACAGCGATACTGAAACCGATCTTATTCCAGAGGATAAAGATGTGGCATTATTGACCTTTTATACACCTGGTGAGGCAGATGTTATAGCCATCGGTGTTTTAGAGCAAAAACCAGAAGTTCTGGCCCTATTGTTCAATCAGGAATATACTGAGGCTACAACCCGTATCGTGACTTTAGCGAAAAGGAAAGTGGCCAATCTAATGATCAGGATTACAACCAGGTCAATGAAGGATGATCGTAAACAAATTATTGTGCTTCCGAACGTTGCGGTAACCACTACCTATGTAAACAACCTGAATAAAACATCCGTACAGCAATTATTGCTTACTGGTAAAGTTGGTTCATTCAAAACCACAACTAGCCTCAAAGATGCTATTTCAGTTAAAACCTGGGTAACTGATGCTGGGGCTCCAATCGATTCAACTACTCCATAATCATGAGGTGGGTGAAGTTTAAGAGTGATTTGCTTGTGGAGGCCACAGGCAAAAATCACAAGTCCGGAGAGGTGGCGGAAGTATCGGATGAGTTCGCCAAGCGGCATGGTAAAAATGGTACTGGACTCCTTGAAGAAACATCTAAGCCTAAAGACCAGGAAAAGGAAACAGTTGAAAAATAAAGGAAATCCCCTTGCAATGTGTAGGGGGATTTTTTATGCCAAATGAAATGGAAGAAAAAGAAATACTACAAAATATAGCGGATACGCTAATTGAGAAGTCGGTGTATACGTTAAAAGTGCCTATAAAAGAGCCATTGCCAGCGACTAAGCGTACGTTAATTGATAAGGTTTTGCGCAGGCCGATCGTGCAGCCAGAAACAGTGCGAGAATTTAAAATTAATCCTTGCTTGGTTGGGAATATGTATAGGATAGCTGGGCGGGCAGTGAAGTTGCCTGATGAGATTTTAGAAAGCTCGATGGCCGCATCATTGCTGCCGATTATAAACGAGCACCTTTCAGACTTGGTATATATTGTAGCTGCAGGAATTCAAAATACGAAGCGAGAACCTGATCCTGAGTTAATCGAGTTTATTGAAGATAATTTCGAAGCAGAAGATTTATATGAGGCCTTGCTGCCGATACTGGAAAACCTTGGCATGCAGTCTTTTTTGAATTCTATTGCCTTGGCGAAAGGGACGGTGAAGATTCTGAAGCCAAACGTAAGTCCGATCGACGGGAGCGAGTTGATAGCCTCCCACATACAGGAATAGGTAGCGCCTTGCGGTACTTCAAAGGTGCATATACTGCAAATAGCTTACTTTGGGAAACCAGCTGGAAAAATTATATGCTTTACCTTGGCGCAATTCAATCTGAGGAAGATGACAAGCCAAAGGAAAAATTAGAGGTTAAGGATTCCGACGATATATTCTAATAAAAAAGCCCCTCACAATTGTAAGGGGCTTTCGGTATGATAATTAAGAAATGGTTAAATTAAGTGTTGATAGTTCCTGGCCTAATTGTCTGACACCGGACAGTATACGATCGACCTGTTTTGGTCCGGGTTTTTTATGGCCATTGACATATTGTGAGATTAAGGTTTTACCCATTCCGATTTTCTCGCCCAGGGCACTGGCATTGATGATTTTGTAATACTCAAAGAATTGCTTTACATCTAATGTGATTATTACATCATCGATAGTGATCTGATCGAGATCCTTAATTTCTGCATACGAGTTGTATGCATCAACAATATTGGTTTTTAATTCGTTTACATCGTCTCCTGAAGTCCCGATTGGAAGGGAATCATCCGATGCATAGGCAGAAAAACCAGTATCGGTTTTTTCTACAATAAATTCAATTTTCGACATTTTCTGTCCTGTATTTGATCTTACCCCCTGCTGTGAGGGCGAACCCGTTGACGTACGAGACCACGCTGCTTATCGCAGTATATGTTTTGTAAAGCAGGGTTATTTCAACCCTGCTTGCTTTAGTAGCTTGTTTGCTAGACCTGTGCCGACTTCTTTCGAATTATGGCTAGTGAGAATCATTTCACTGTTTGGCCTTTGTGGGTGGTGCCAAACCTCGTGGCTACCTTTCGCTTCTCTTAAGAACTCGAACCCCTCTTTTTTCAATTTTCGTTTAAGTTCGCTCCATTTCATTTCCTTTAATTATCATACGATAAAGGTAAACAATAGTTTACTTTTTTGCAAATAAAAGGTAAACTATTTTATACTTTTTATTTTGCAAAGTCAACGCTTTTTGATTCTTTGTATTTGTTATGATGCAAGTTTTCCACATTAAACCACAGGTTATTAAATTGTTTAAGTAAATATTTATATTTGGTTTTCATTTTGTTACAAGGTTTTAGACTGATTCGCGTCAACTAATCAAATACAAATAAACAAAATCATGAAACGACAAGGAGCAGAAGGATTTTTGTTCTGGTTACTCGATTATACAGAACAATTCGACCAAATCGAGAAGGGTTTTAAAAGCAACTTGTCCAAAATCTAAGTTGCTAGAAAGGAGGACGCGAAAAATGCAAGAAGAAATTATTGTACGAGATGGAAAATCTTATAGAGTGATTTATACTAGATACATTACCCGTAAAGGTAAGCGTATTTATCATCCAAAAGGCGGAGTATTCCGTTTCGAGGTGGCTTTGTAAGCCAAATTAAATGTCGCAGTTTAATTTGAAAGAAGGGTCGGCGCTTGGTCAGTGCTGGCCTTTTCTTTTGAAATACAACACCTTTTGGATGATAATATTTTAGATAGGTTTTACAACCTCAATCTTATACCCGTCTTCCGATGGGAAAATATCTTCTATAAAAATTCTGATATCAATTAATTTATCGTAGAAAAAGTTCGTGCCTTTAACATCCATCGTTTGCTCATTGAAATAGCATGGAATGGAATAGAATTTCGCTATGTGGGTAAACTTACTCATTGATTGGTTCGACAAATCTAGTTTAAAAATAATTAAAAAATAAATAAAAACTGTTAAATAAAATAAAATGACAATTGCGAAAAATCGAATTTAGCTCATTTATTTATTTGATAAACATGTGATTATCGTTTTTGTTTTACCACCACCTTTTGATAACCACCATCCCCAAATCACCCCAATAGTACAGGGTATTTTTGCGTATGGGGATAGATGTGAGTGGGAATAGGGGGCTGAATTTTACGGCTACCCTTAGTATTACAGAAGCGAAAAAGAATGCGCAGGAGTTAAAACGCGTACTGGCCGATCTGGGGATTAATACGGTTAACCAAAGCCAAAAGATTTTTAACCAGTCTCAGGTTGAGTTTCAAAATCAATTACGTAAGGCCAGATTAGAGGTTGCTGCCTTAAAGAAGGAAGAACAGGAACTTAAAAATACCAAACTACAATCTGGTGCGGCCACCGCAGAACTAACCAGAAAAATCGCGGAAAACCGTTTAGCGCAACAGGAATTAACCAAAGCAACTAAAGCAGCAAAGGAAGCTCAGAAGGCAACCGCTGGCTCATATAAGGAGGCAACCGAAAAGTTAAAAGCCCTTGGCGCTGAGATTCGCAATACAACCGGTGGATTCACCCGGATGACACCAGAGCTAAAGGCTAAAATACGTGAGTATAACGAGCTGAACACCAGGTTAAAAGCCTTCGATGAAACGATGGGTATCCATACCCGTAACGTTGGTAATTATAAGTCTGCCTTGGATGGTTTGAAAAGCTTGGTAACTGGATATTTTAGCACCCAAGCCATTTTATCAGGAATAAAACAGGTACTACAAAGCAATGCTGAACTTTCTGATAGCCTTTCAGATGTTCGCCGTACGGCAGGTTTAACCGCTGAAGAGGCAGACAATCTCGCTGAACAACTGAAAAAGATTGATACCAGGACTTCCCTTAAGGGCCTGTTAGATATTGCTATCATCGGGGGCCAGCTCGGTATAGCAAAAGATCAGTTAGCAGGTTTTACTATAGCCGTTGATCAATTAGCAGTATCATTATCTGGAGAATTGGAGGGTGGGCCAGAGGGCATCGCTAAGTCATTAGGTGTCCTGGATAATGTTTTCGGAATTACAAAGGCAAACGCAGGCGATGTAGAAAAATCATTTAACCAAATTGGTTCGGCAATATTAGGGTTGGGACAATCGGGTCTTGCAACAGGCGATTTTCTTTCTGATTTTGGTGAGCGTGTAGGAGGTTTAGCCAAACAGGCTGGTTTATCATTGCCTGTCATCCTATCTTATGGTGCAGTACTGCAAGAAAACGGTGTAAGTGCCGAGGTTGCCGGATCTTCATTCAAACGATTACTATCATCACTTACCGTTAACCGATCGAAATTCTTCGCAGTGGCACAGTTAGCAGACGCTAACTTAACTTTAAAGGCCTTCACCAATATCATCAACACCGATGCTAAAGCGGCACTGGATTTATTCTTCGCAGGCCTAGCTAAAGGGGGAACAACAACCAGTTCTTTCAATGATATTCTTAAATCGCTCAAGTTAACTGGTGCCGGCGTATCTCAGACCGTGGCAGCATTGGCGAATGGACAAGAATCACTAAACGGCCACATTGCGCAGGCAACCCAAGATTTTAACCAGGCTACTTTATCGGCAGAGCAATTCGCTATTAAAAACGATAACCTGGCTGGGAGTTTAAATAAACTAGACAAAACTGTTGTTAAAATAACAACATCTGGGTCAATTTCCAAGTTTTTTAAATCCATTGTAGATGGGGCAAATTATGCCCTTAAAGCTGTAGACGATTTGTTTCACAGGGTTTCTGAAAACGACAGTAGAACTGAAAGAAATGTCGCACTAAATGACTACAAAAACACTGGCGTTTTGACTGACGAGGTAAAGAAAATCCTTCAAGAACAAAAAAATGCTGCCCAGAAGGGTTACGTTGAAGGATTAAACGATCAGGGACGCGCATTTGCAAGAACGCTGTCTGAAAGAGCGAACGGGGAAAAGGAACTAAACAACACAATCACAGCCCAATCTGCTAAGCTTAATAATTTGGAACGTGAACGAAACAAGCTACTTAACAATAGAAGTGATTTTAATGGTATTATTTCTAACCAGGAAAGACAGATTTTAAATCAAACTACTGCAAATTATGGCAGGCAGAAAGCTGTCGTTCAGGAGCTACTTAATGTCAGGGAAAAATTATATCCTAAAGCGAAAGAAGCCCCTGCGGAAACTGTAATTGATACTAAAACACAAGCTTCCGAAGCTCGTAAGCTAGAAAACGCATTAAAAGCGCAGCGTGCTTTACAAGCTGAGATTGATGCGCTAACCAAAAAAGGTAGCGATAAACGCCAGGATGATGATGCCAGGGAGCTTGCCGAAGTAGATGCGAAATATAAAAAGCTACGTGAAAAAGCAATTGCATTTAACAATGATTCGAGGAACAAGGCAAAAGGTCTTCGTGTGGATTCAAGCGGGTTATTGCGTGCCCAATCTGACGAAGAAGATGCTTTACGTGATAAACAGGCTTCGGTGAAGCTAAAAACCACCATTGATGAGCAGAAAAAGCTTTACGAAGATTTTGAACAGTACAAAAACAATTTTGGGGTAGCCAAAGCCAAAGAGCGTTATGCTTCGCTGATTAATGTAGATCAAACCTATCTTGAAAACCTTAAATCACGTCAGGCCGCATTAGTGGGTGATGATAAAGCAAAAGGAGGCGATGCTGGAGGTGGTACCTATGTTGCTAAACAGCAAAAGGTTCTCGAAGAAGCGACCAAAGTAGCCCAGCAGGAAGAACAAAAACGAACCGATATCCTGCTGAAAGAATTCATGACCTATGCCGACAAACGCAAAGTACTCATCGAAAAATACAACGCTGATTTTGCGTCATTGGATGGGAATGCTGGTGCCCAATCTGAACGTACCAAACGATACGAACGCGACTTAAAAGAACTCGACGATGCCAACGCTAAAAAATTGGAGAGTTACGAGAAAATGTTTGAGGGGATAGAGGTTCTGTCTAAAAAGCAAGCTTTGGCTGTTTTGCAGGCTGGCCGCGCACAATTGGCCAAGGATATAAAATCTGGGGCAATTGTCGATCCTGCTGAAATTACCAAGGTAAAAAAATACTTTGACGAAGTTGAAAATACAATACGTGAAGGTAGTGGTCAGGCACTCATTGACCTGGCTAGGCAGGTTGACGAGGTTGCCTCAGCAGTTGGAGGTATAGATTCTGCATTTGGAAAGGTGCTTGGGACCTTGGGAAATGTGCTTGGCCAGGTTGGGAATATTAAGAAAGGGTTTAAAGATCTACAAGCAGCTCAAAAAACTAACAGTATCACCGGTCAACTTACGGCTGGCCTCGGAATTTTTGGCGCTGGATTGTCTATTTTCCAAAGCGTGGTGTCATTTTTTACCCGCTCTGAGCAAAGGGAGGCGCAGGCTTCTTACGCTCGTGACCTTCAGAACAAACAAACCGAAGCGCTCAATAAAGCCCTCGAAAGGCAGGTGGCGCTGCTTGATAATGTGTACGGTACCGATCGTATCAGGGATTACTCAGCAGCGATTAAACAGGCGCAGGACAATCAGGCAGCTTATGCGCAGCAGCTTACAAGACGATATTCGTTAACCGGTGATGCGCAGCTAGATGAATTTCTAACGAAACTAAATAATGGAGAAAAGATTGATCCCACATTTAACGGATTGGTTGAAAAAGCAAAAAGAGCATCTTCGTTACTACCATCTGATATAAACGCCCTTCAAAAGCTATTGGATGATCAGAAACTTGATGCCAACACAGCGACAATTGTTACCAACCTGATTAAAGCCAGGGATACTGCTGAGCAGCTTTTGAATAATCTTCGGGCTGAAACCACAGGCACAACTCTGGACCAGATTGCGGACGATTTTATTAGCACGCTTACCGATGGGGTTCAGGATTTTGGAAAGACGTTTGAGGAGATCATGCAGAAATCGATCCTGAATGGTTTTAAAGGTGAGTTAATTAGGAAGCAGCTACAGGCATTCTATTCGCAGTTTGCTACACTTAGCGATGGCGGCCTCACCAGCGAAGAAATTGAAACTTTGCGCAAGGCATACTTATCAGCCAGTGAAAAAGCCAAAAAGGATTTGGAAGCATTGAGCAAAGCTACAGGGATAGATTTAACAACCGGCACTGGTACTTCAACCGCCCAATCAACCAGGATAACCGATGCTGTAACTGAAACAACAGCAAACAAAGTGGAGGGGGCGTTTAACGGAATGCGGTTAGTGCAATTGCAGACAAATGTTTTATTAACAGCGCAAGGTAAAACGCTTGGCGATTTATACCTGATTGCATCCAATAACTTTGCTTTACAGCAAAAGATAGAAGCAAATACCAGGAGAGGGGCCGATGCAGGCGAAAGCGCGCTGCCGTTACTCCGCAGTATTGCTGATAACACAAAAGACAGTTTAGCTGCACAGCTAAGGGCAGGTGGAAAATTTGGGTATTAGGGATGGCGAGCAAGTTAAATAATAAAGATTTACAGTCGGTTTTTGGCGTTTTTGTCGAGCAGGACGGGATAAATGATTTTTTGTCTTTTCCTAAGCGCAAAGCCAGTCAGGAGCACAGTTGGCCTGAGGTCAATGGTAAAGATATTGATCTCACCAATCCAACTTTCGAATCCAGGCAGTTCACTTTGAAATGCGTACTTACCGCCTATGGTGATTCAGAGCAGCAAAGAAATGAAAATTTTTGGCAGCTATACAATGGGTTATTTACTGAATTGTCAGGACAGGGTGTACATGAATTGTATCTCGATTCTATTGATAAGACCTATACGGTTTTTTACGTTGACCAGCAGGGTGCAAATAAAGTTACTCATGAAGAAGATCGCATGATTATCAAGTTCGATCTTCTTTTTGAAGAAACTGACCCTTTCACCAATATTCAGAAAGTTTACCTTGTCGATCAGGACGGCATATTTCTGGTTGCGTAATGGGGAGGCAGTTATCTATATATAAATATAGTGGTGCGCTCAGGGCGGTGGTTCATCCAGATCAAACCAGCGGAGAGGCTTGCGAGATCATGGGACAAGATGTTTTCCAAATGGCTATTTCGGTGCCTACACCGATTTTCTTTGAATACGGTGATTATGTTAAGGTAAATGGCCGAAAGTTCAGACTAAATACTCCACCCAATCCGATTACCAAAAATGCCGAACGCGATTATGAGTATAAGCTAACTTTTGAAAGCGATGTTCAGCAAATAGGAAAGGTGGCCTTTTTATTTCTTGATACCCTGGGTCGGTTTACTGAAAGCCAGTTTTCAATAACTGGTACCGCAGAGATTTTTCTTACGCTGCTGGTTGATAACCTGAAAAGGATTTATCCAAATTATGGCTATGTAGTCGGGTCGGTTGTGGATGGCGATACTAAAACAATCACATTGGATAGCACCAACTGCCTTGATGCATTGAACATCATTGCCGAGCAGTTTGAGACTGAATGGCACGTTGTGGGCAACCGGGTAAACTTGTATAAGCGAACATTAGGCAGTGGCATTGTGCTTAAGTATGGTAAGGAGGAGGGGCTATATCAACTCAGCCAAGCACCGCAAACAAATGCAAACCCGATTACCAGGGTTTATGGATATGGCAGTGACAGGAATATTGGGAGTAATTACAGGAATGGTGCCAGGCGTTTGCGTATGGCTGACAGCCTTTATCTGGAGAAAAACTCAGGGCTTGATCAAGGTACAGGAAAGTACGATATCATCGAGGTAACAAAAATCTTCGAAGATGTTTATCCACGTAGAAATGGTACGGTTACCAGTGTGGCCAGTCCTTTGGTATTTTCCGATTCTGGAATGGATTTTAATGTCAATATCTGTAGGATACCGAACGTTGATGCGAAAATCGAATTTACATCAGGGCAATTGTCGGGTAATGCTTTCACGTTGGCCTCTTATAATAATGCTGCCAAAACCTTCACTATAAATAAGAATACCAGTGATCAAACACTGGATATTCCAAGTGAACTGCTTAAGCCTGCTGTTGGCGATACGTATGTAATTACTGGCATATTAATGCCAAATGTATACATCATCAATGCTGAGGCTGAATTAAGGCAAAAGGTTCAGGCCTATTTAGATTCTTTTTCCGGAGAAGTTCCAACACAGCTATCAGTGGTTTGCAATCCCAGATATTTTGCACGAACAGGATTTACCGTATCGCTGGGCACTATGGTCAGCGTACAAGACACCAGGCTTAATATAAATAGGCAAATAAGGGTGATAGGTTACACTCGTAATTGGCAATACCCAACACTCTACACTTTATCGCTCGCTGATTCTGTAAAAGACAAATCATTGATCAAATTAATTAATACATAAGATGCCAGGAGAAGTACCACATATAACATTAAACCTACCCAATACGCCGCCACTCGGTAGAAATGCAATCGGGGATGATATGATTTGGATTTGGGATTCCGAGCTGTCATTGCTTCGCCGGTGCAATATTTCCGAATTACCATTTGGCTCTGGAGGCGGGGGAGGTGGTTCAGGTACCATCTTGGCCAGTCCTTTCAAAGTAAGATTGGGTGATCCAGAGGTTGTAATCGTAACGGTTTCGCCAGGTGTTTTTAATACCGAGATTTCCGATCTGAGATTGGTGGGTAAAACTGATTATCCGGTTACGACAACACAGTTAAATAATGCCGCATTCCGCGATGCAGAAATAAGCTATAACTCGGTTGATGGCAAAGTTACCATAAAAGATTTTAGCCTTTTGGCTGGAGAGTTTGTGGTGTTATATCCAACAGGTGTACCATCATCATCAGGAAGTGGTGGTAGTACCGCGCTGTTGCAGGAACAGATTGATGAGTTAAAAAGAATGATAGCGCCATTTGTTCCAACGGTGACTGGAGCAGCTGGAGGTAGAGTATGGTGGCCATCCGAAGATGCTCCACCTCCAGGTTGGATTATCGATACTGCTATGGCTGGTTATTTCCCAATGGCACAGAATTCATCTGATCCTGATTTTGCAACCATTGGTCAAAAGTTAGGCTCTAAAACACATACAAATACCGAGGAAGAAATGCCGCCTCACAATCATACTGCTGCTGGCAATCCAGGTGTGGGTAACAACTATAAAAGCGGTGGTTCTGGTGCGCCTTTGGATAATGTTACCGGTGATAAGAAATACAACTGGACTGAGAAGACAGGTGGTTATTTACCAAGCGGCGCAAGTGAAAAGGTGGCTAAGCCTTATAGCATTATGAACCCTTACTTTGTAGGGAACTGGATAAAATACGTGGGGGTGTAGGATATGGCAAAGGAAATATATGTAAGAACCCCGGAAAGCAACAGAACTATTCAGGATGATGATATAAAAGCTGCCAATATCTTCGAAATGCCTGTTATCACTTCAGATAATGAGGATGATCAGCGGCCAGGCTGTTTGGGGATGAAGTCGGGAACACCCCATTATCATAATGGGACGGAAATGGTACCCATATCCAGCGGTATAAAGCCGGCGATACCCGTAACATCTGACCTAACTATAAACTGGCAAACAGAGTTGGTGTCTGGAACGGCTAAAACTTATGCGCAGATTTTCGGAAACCACATTTTCGACGTGAAAGGTGTATGGAATGATGGGGGTGTTAGGAGGCCATACACCCCAGATTGGAGCTATACAAAATCAGGAGTAAACATAGATACAGTAACGATTAACGCAGTATTTGAAGGAGAAATAACATTTATATAACATGAAAAGATTACTATTTATAATCGTTTGGGCTTTGATGGGAGTTAGCGTATTCGCCCAAACTTATGATACTTTACCTACAGGCTCAAAACCTTATGGTAATCAGCTTTACATTACTCCCACCGGTTTAATTATTGGCGGTACCGGATCGGCCAAGTTCCGGGTATTGGGTACCAAAAAGTATGTTGATTCATTAGTGCAGGCTAACAGTCTAACTTTTAACAACGGTCTTGCCAAAAATTTAAACAATGTTTCACTAGGCGGCATTTATTCCGGTAATATAGTTATTGGCGAAGATGCAAGCGGTGATTATTTGGTGCCAACTATCGCACTTTATCCTAGTACACCAGGTTTCCCAAGAAGGGGTGGTTTAAATTTTGCTTCTGAGTGGTCGGGAGGTAAGGGCGTAAATGTTGATTTGTTTAATAGCGGCGCGTGGAGGATTGGTGGATGGAAAACACCATCAGGAGATACTAAATTATTGTCTGGTGAGATTGGATTTGATGATGTGACCAGTCAGCTTGTTATTAACAATGATTACGGAAACGCAAAAAGTTCTTTATCTAAAGGTATAAGACTTAAAAGAGATTATTCGACTGGATGGGGTGTTGCTGATAGTTTATTTCTAGCACCGAAAGCCTATGTTGATCGTGCTGTAGGTGCTATAGATTTGAGTGAGTATGTAACCAAAACCGGAACGCAAACACTTACCAATAAAACGCTAACTGCTCCGGTAATTAATACACCGGATATTACTAACGGTACGGCCAATTCGATGACTTTGGTTAACGGAACCATCAATAACACCACAATTGGAACCACTGGTGCCAGTACTGTAAGAGGCACAACGATAACCGCCACTGTAGATGTTTTACTTCCCTCGGCCACGCCTTCAAATGCGTTATCAGCAGCTCCGGTAGCGTACGTGCAAAACGCGATCAATGGATTAAGCTGGAAGCAACAGGTCGATTTTGCAACTACCGGCAATGTTACGTTGTCTGGCAGCCAAACGGTCGACGGGGTTAGCTCAGGGAATGCAAAACGTGCACTGGTAAAAAACCAAACTAATCCGGCACAAAATGGGGTTTATATTACTTCATCATCCGGATCATGGACACGAACAGCCGATGCAAATACCGCTGACAACCTTAGTAAATTAACTGTGCTAGTTGGTGGTGGCCTTAGCCAACAATACACCGTTTGGACTTCGGCCGGTTCAGTTACGACGGTCGGAACAGATCCGGTTAACCTGGTGCAAAGCGCTGGCCCCGGATCATATCTTGCAGGCTCAAACATGACCCTTTCAGGCAATGTTTTCAGCACAGTTAATGCCCCTGTTTTCGATACTCAACCAGTATCGGATAATTCAAATAAAGCTGCTACAACCTATTATGTTGGAAGTAAACTTGCCACAGGGCAAACTATTGGGGCAAATACTACAGGAAGTGCAGATAAATGGAATGGCTTATACAATGATTTTAATACTTCATTAGAAAGCGGCTTAACTGGAATAATTGGCACAAACGGCACATCTACAATCCATAGTTTTACACCCGCAAGCGTAACGGTAGGTAATTCGGTACTTTGGAATGGCCAGGAGTATCAAGGTATAGCTCCTACAAACATTAACGCTATATTAGCAAGGGACGCTTCTAACGGCAAATATGCTCCAATATCACAAACACAGGCTAAAGCGGCTTTAAATATTAACGACGGGAGTGTTTTAAATAACGACGCTACCAAGTGGGGTGGCAGGGAGTTTGACGCTGTAGAAGCTACATCGGTAGATAGATTAATGGGTTACGATGGCGCTACGAGCAAGTGGAAGTATGCTCAAATGTCAGTTGTTAAAACAGCATTAAACCTTAACGACGGAAGCAACTTAAATAATAACGCTAAACTTTGGGGTAATTATGAGTTTGACACATCGGACTTAGGAACAGGTGTAACCTGGATGATGGGATTAGATGCCACTACTGGAAAAGTAATGCCTTTTTCAAAACCCACCATTAAAACAGCTTTAGCCACAAGTTTACAGGACGTAACAAGCGTGGGCAATACTACTACAACAGGCGCAAATTTTGGTGGGATTCTTTCTTGGGGCAGTGGTTCTGGCTCGTCTAATATTGGTCAAATATTTAATAATGCCGCATTAGGCACCACTATTTTACCAAAAATAGGCACCACATCCGATCTAACATTGGCCAATGGTGCGGGGACAGCTGTTATAAGCATACCAACAGGCACAACAAACGCTAAAATAAACGGAAAACTTACATGGGGTTATGGTGCTTATACATCCGGAGAAAGCCAAATATTTAATGATAATTCAGATGGAACTATTCTAGTTGCTAAAACAGGATCAACAAACGACTTCATTTTAGCTAACGGCAGTGGTGCAACAGTAATGAATGTACCAACAGGCACTTTAAATCCTGTATTTCCGGGTAATGTAAAGATTGGATTGGGAGCACCGCCAGTAGAAAAACTAGATGTTAGTGGCAACGTAATAGCAAGCGGATTTTTTAAAGGTAATTCTATTATAGCTACTTCTGGCGGCGCTTCAAATGTTACGCTTAATAATAGTGGACAAGGCGTGTTCCAATCAACAGCTACCAAAACAATAACTATTGACCCTGATTCGCAAAGAATACAAGCAGTTAACGGGCAAATTATGAACCTCAATTTTGAGACCCCTACAGCTACAAGAAATGTATTAATACGCGATAGATCAGGGTCGTTAGCTTTTACGGACGAAATAAGTACAACAGCAAGCGGAACTTATACACCAACGCTATCAAATACTTTTAACGTAACATCTACAACGCCATTAGTAGCGCATTATATGAGGGTTGGCAACGAGGTTACGGTTACCGGTAGATTCGCTGCCACATCAACATCAGCCGGTACTATGCAGGTAGGTATATCATTACCGATATCCAGCTCGATGACTGCTACCGAAGATGCAACTGGTATGGGAAGTTCAACAACTACCAGCACTTTCAGGCGTGTTGATCTTTACTACAAAACAGCGGATAGCACCGTTGTTTTAGAAACCGTAACGAACGATACCGGCAGTAATAATTATAGGTTTCAGTTCACTTACACAATCAAATAATTCAAAACCGCTCTTAATATGGTTATGTCAGAAACAGCGCAGGTATTTCTTGGAATTTTTGGTGGTGGAAGCATAGGGGTATTATTTACCCTGATTGCGACGCGCGGTAAAACAAAAGCCGAAGCCGGGAACATTCATGCAAATACAGATAACATCATTGCAGATACTTATGGCAAGCTGCTGGATGAAGTTCGTGAAACGGTAAAGTTCCAGGGCGAACAGATCAAAGCTTCACAGGAACGTGAGGTAGAATATTTAAAAATTATCAATGGTCATCAAGAGACTGAAAGGGAGTTAAGGGGGCAAATTAAAGCCCTTGAAATTAAACTTTCACTCAGGATAACCAAAATAGAAAAGGAGAATCAGTAAAATGAATATTTCAGCAAACGGAATTGCCTTCATTAAGAATGAGGAACAATTCAGAAGTAAGCCATACTTAGATAGCGTTGGAGTGCCTACCATTGGGTATGGTTCCACTGTATATGAAAATGGCAAGGATGTAACCTTAAAGGATGCGCCAATAACAGAAAAACGCGCTACTGAGCTACTCATTCATAAACTTTCAACAAGATACCTGCCAGCGGTAAATAAAGGGCTTAAAGTAGCTGTAAATCAAAATCAGTTCGATGCATTAGCTTCCTTCATTTACAACGTAGGGCCAGGTGGTACAGATTCAACTTTATTCAAGAAGATAAATTACGGCATTAAAGACCGGGCCACGATTGAATACTGGTTCGGGGTATGGTGCAAAGGTACTGTTAACTGCAAAAAAGTTGTGTTGCCTGGCTTAGTGGCCAGACGGAAAAGAGAAGCAAATTTATTTTTAAAATAATATGGACAAATTTCAATCATTAATTTTAGGTAACACGGATTTACCTACTTACGCCGCCTACTTTGTTTTTGCATTGATAGGGGCAATCATTTCACTGTATATCAAATCTCAGAAGCGAGATAAGCTAAGTGAAAACACGCCTTATAACTTTTCATTGCGCTTTTTATTCCAGGATAATCTATTGCGTATTGTGGTTGGGATACTATTAGCCTTTTTAGCTTTTAGATTCGGGACCGAGTTTGTGGGTTCAGAGGTAACAGTTCTTTCGGCTGTATTTATTGGCGGAACAACTGACAGGTTAGCTGGGTTATTCCAAAATATACAAGATAACGCACGTAAATAACTTAAATAAATTAATATGTCACAAGAAAAGAAAACATGGCTGGGGCGCGTGTTCGCGACTATTGCCGCATTATTCATGAACAATTATGAAACATGGCTTAAAAAGCTTTGGAACAACATTGCAGAGGAATTAAAACCGGATTTAATTAATATCGTTCAGATCATAGAGCGTGTTAAATCATATGCAGATAGTCCTGGCGTTGATTTAATCACATTTGCCATTCCAGGTGATATGGACGATAAGGCTGTGGCTTGGACTAGAAAGGTATTAGACAACATCCTGACAGAACTTAACCTAATCGCAAAACCCGCTTCTGAACTCACCAAAGTAGATAAGCAGTCTTTAGCAACCAGGTTTACTGAGGAAGTTACAGGCCTTCCGTTTGATCAGGCATCGACTACTATCAAAACAGCTTATTGGAATGTAGTTAAGTTAGCAGTTTAATTACTCCAAATTCGAAAACTATTAAAGCCTTTCAGTAATGAGAGGCTTTTTCTTTGAATATCTCCCAGGTACCATCTTCTAAACCTTGATGTATCACCCTTTCATCAATCGGCATTTCGTAAGGATCATTATCATCCATTGCGCTTATTTTGTAGCCGCCATGATCGTAAAGATGGACTATTTCAAAAAAACGTTTTTGTGTTTTAAGTATCGTTCCGAGCGGTAATTGATTCATATACAAATATAAAATATAATTTACCATTTGCATTTACTAAAAATATTAGCAAACTTTGTGGTGTAATTATTATGGAAACGAATTTTGCAATATATAAACCCGCTCTCGAACGGCAGATACAAAGTTGGTTTTGGCTGAATAACTTCATGCGGCCATGGATAATAAGCCTTGAAAAACTTGTGGAAGTACAGGGAACTGACATAGTTATTGACTTAGTTGGTTTCAATGAATTGTATACAGATCGGTATTTCAAAGGCAAAATAGATGAAGTTGCCCCTCGAATGATCGACCAAATTTTAAAATATAACCTTGGTAACTTTCTAAAGCATACAGGATATCAAGGATATGTTTTTTGTATCATTATTCGTGGACGAGGAATGTCCTATAAAAAAAGGTTAAATGTTAAAAATCCAGATTGGGAATGAGTTCGTGGGGACCAGCGCCAGACGTAGGCCGAGATTTTCGTGCAAACCTGGCATTAAAAGCAAAAGCAAATAATCAGTGGATTTATAGCAAGACCACTAAGAAATGGTATACTCCGGAAGAATTTGCCTTTTCAAATGAAGAAATAAAAGTCCATAGGAATAAAGCAGATGCACCGCAACTTATTTTAATGGACCCTCGGCAAGGCTTGGAAATGGCCAACGAAATGATAGTTAGGTCATCAAAATTTATTCAAGAACACACTAAAAAAATGTGGGAATATTACGATCTTAAACTAAAGCCAAGTAAAAATGTTAATATTCAAAAATAAACATCCCAAATTATGCATACATCAACATTCACTTATATCCCAACAAAGGTAGGGTTGCCAATGGTAGTTACCATCGATCAGGACGATGAAGTTTTAAATGTCACTATAGGAGATAAATATTTAGGTTCTATGGTTGAGGATTCTACTTCGCCTTATGGCTGGCAAACAACAGATCCTTTATTGCTTGAAGAATTACCAGACTTATCTATGGCACTAAAAGAGGAAGACGCAATGGGTAATCTTCCTTATGCACTAAAAAAATTATTTAGTGATAGTTTGATTGGGTGGGCATGGATAGATGACCAAAACTTAAAATTAATTGCTCACCCTGATTTAGACCTGCAGGAATTTGCCGATACAATCCGGGACCAGATTAACGAAATTGTGTTATTCGATAAAACAATGGTCATTAACTTAAGCCAGGCAGGTAATTCAGAAGTTGAAGAAATTTATATAAATTAGTGTATGTGTTACAGAGCGACCCAAACATCAAAAGCTTACGAATACGCGGATTATTATTCTGCACAACTTATCGATGAAGCTGATCTAAATGATCAAATCTATTATCATGCGAATGGATTTGCACACCCTAACCTGGTTACCATTGCTGCAAATGAGGGGGCAAGACAAGCCGAAAGGATGCAATGGGGTTTGCTGCCGAGCTGGGGCAAATCTCTTGAAGATGCAGTTAAGCAGAGCAACAACACGCTTAATGCCAAATCAGAAACAATATTTGAAAAGCCTTCGTTTAAGAAGTCAATATTAACCAAAAGGTGTATTGTGCCTGTTAATGGATTTTTCGAGTACAAAGAAGTCGATAAGGATAAGTTACCGTACTTCATCCACCCAAAAGAACACCCATATTTTAACCTGGCCTGTATTTATGGATTATTCAAAGACCCTGGAACAGGCATCTGGCATAAATCATTTTCAATTGTTACTGCTCCGGCCAATGAACTGATGGCCAGTATCCACAACGTAAAATTGAGGCAGCCGGTTATTATCTCTAACGAACAAATTAATGCTTGGCTCAATCCAACTACCAGCCAGGAAGAAATAAAACATTTAATGGAGCCTTGCGACGATACAAACATGGCTGCATATCGTGTGGATCGGGAATTAATTAAGATCGGCAATAAACCTGAAGCCATTGCAGAGGTGCCTGAAACAATATAACCTAAAGATTAGATTCAATCAGCAGTTTTAAGGCCTTTAGTCGATAATTAACAGGGACATTCGTCTTACTGGCGGGATCGTTCTTTAATGATAGAAACTGCACCTCCAAAAACCTATGTACATTAGATATCTCTGTACCAGGGAAAAGCAATACCGGAGGTTTCGGTAATTCAACATTTTTAAACCAATCTTCTAACTCAGCAACTTCTTGTAATGTCATGGGGTAAAGGTATATCAAAAGCTTGATTTTAAAGTCAACTTTTTGATATCTTTGTGCAGAGAGCGTAATTTGAATAAAACGGGTTCTGATGTTCTATCAGGCCCGTTTTTGTTTGTAATTTATCTGGTGGCCATTGTTTCGATTTGTTAGATAGTTAGCTAAAAATATCATCAGCTGCAGCATCTAATTCATCATCCTTTCTGATATCGTTTAAGTAGGCCTGATGAACCGCTAATGAGCTGTGCCCCAATAGCTCCATTGTTACCATTGGGTTGTTTATTTTGTCGATTGCCATTCTTGCAAATGTATGCCTTGCGATGTGTGAGGTGAGTGGTTTTTGTATACCAGCCATAACAGCTAGGACTTTGAGGTATTTATTGATTGCAGTGGTGCAGGTTTCTTTATGCTTTAAGCGGGCCCTATCGTTATTGAATGCAGAAATGCCTTTTGCTGGCTTCCAGGTGAAAAAAGGGAACAGCCTTTCATATTTTCCGGAATAATGATCAACGATAGCCTGAGCCTGTGGTATAAGTTTAATAGTTTGCTTCTTATCCGTTTTATCAGCGGTATATTCATACCGACCATTAACGAAGTCTTTGGCGTAGGCCTGCAACAAATCTCCAACGCGAACCCCTCGGAGGTAAACTTGTAGGAGAAACAAATCCCGAGTTGCCCTAAGTAAATCTTCTTCTGGTAAATCCAATTTGGCTAATGCCTCCATTTCCAAAGTATTTAGTTTTTGCTTTACCGATTTGTTTTGAACCACTCTAACGGCTTTTACTTCCTTGGTAACCCCTTTAGTTGAATAACGCAATATAAGACCGCGAATAAGTTTTATTTTACGCATTATAGTACTCCCCATATTGCCCGCAGCCTCTTGTTCCGATATCAACTTCGCAAACCATTTTTCATCAACCTGATCAATGGGGATATCTTTGTTCTTGATTTGGCGCTGCAAAGCCAAAATCTTATCGTAATAACCAGACTTAAATTCCTCCTGCATCCTTTTCAACTCCAATTTCATGGCATCATTCAACGTAATCGAATCTTCCTCGCGGAATATCTCCGATATCGTTTTTAACCCTTCTTTTACATCATACAGCTCCCTCTCAGCTTTGGCGAAGGCATCTGATAAAAATGCATTGATCCTGGGAGAATTTTTAGCCTTGGTCTTTAGCTTATTATTTCGTTGATCCCAATCATCCCGTTGACACCGGGCTACAACTTTGCGTTTCACTTTCCCGTTGATAATGTACTGCAACACTATTGGGTGGCAGTTATCTTTGTATGTTTTCGATGTGTATAAGTGGAGCCGAACGCTTGCTTTCAT